TCACGACGGGTGCGGGCTTCTTCCTCCGCAACGCGGGCCGCTTCGGCTTCACGAGCAAGTTGCGCTTCTCTGGCTACTCTTGCGGCTTCGGCCTTACGAGCATTCTCTTGCTCCGCAGCACGCCTTTCTTGGGCAACCCGATTTGCTTCAGCCTGACGTGCCGCAGTAACACGCGCAGCCTCTTGTCGAGCAAGATCAGCCTGACGTGCGGCCTCTGCTTTTCTCGCAGCCTCTGCTTGTCTAGCGGCTTCAGCCTGACGCGCCTGCTCTATACGAAGCGCCTCCTGACGCTCCGTCGCAACTCGTGCTGCTTCAGCCTGTCTCGCCATCTCGGCCTGACGCGCTATTTCAATCTGCCGCGCTCGCTCCATCGCTGCCATTCTTGAGGCTTCGGCTGCACGAGCAGTTTCGGCTTCTTCGGCAGCGAGTCTTGCTCTGGCCTGAACACCCATATCAAGCGGCGAAGACTCTTGTGCCCGTGGAATAGGCGCTCGCTCCGCAACGGAACTCAATCCGGGTGCAGCAACGGCAGCAGGCGCGGAAACAGGCGCTTCTTCAACGCTTCCGGGGCGGCGACCATACACGGTCTCTTCCGCAACTGGCCTTCTTCCATAGGTGTAAAAACTAGCCATGATTCACCTAATCCAAAACCTGATAAAAGCGATATGCCCATTCCTGCCAATCGTCATACTGATAAGGCGACGGCGGGTTTTGTTGAGATATGCCGTTGATGCCAATCAAACCAGCACCCCAATTCTGCCATTCTTTTTCAGACACAAGCTGCGGAATCGGGCCATAGTCCTCTAGGTCAAAGACCGTGTAGTCCGCCCAATCTCGCAGGCTATGATAGCGGGGGTCGGTCAGCAGACTCACGGATTCTCTCCCAGAATCGTACCCGTAGCCGGTTCTACGTGAGCAATGATCTGCCCCATCTGGTAATCGCCGTTGATGGTGTTGCTTTCAAATTTAAATCGCAGTTCGCGACGAATCTCGCGGAAGTACACCAACTGCTGCTGCTTGTCCTGCGGCGTTTCGTAAATGACCTGAGGATTGCTGGCTACGTCCGCAGACTTGGCGTTGGCACGTCCGGTAATCTCAACGGTCATGTTACCCGACTGGATGAAATCCGGTTCAATCATCTCTACGCGCAAGGCCATGTTCTGCGGCTCTTCCGAAGCCACTAGAGAAAAGTCAGACGTTTCAAAGTACGACCGGATCGGGCGAATCTGATCGCCGTTGATTTCGTTTACGCCGTACTCGTGCTGCCACACCACGTAACCCTTGGGGTCGTTGATGATGCGGAAATCCCCATCTTCGGTAATACGTCGCTCGGTGTTTTGAATGCCACGATACTGCGTCGTTTCAGTATCAATGATGCCGGTCATCATGGGCGAGTTGAACACCTGCGCATATTGCCCCGCAGATCGCCCGCCGCCCGGTAGTTCCGTGTCGTACCACGTATTCTCACGGACGTTATAGATCACGGCATGGGTGCATTCAGTTGCGTTACCACGCGGGTAACACCACCAGATCTCGCCCCATCGGGGAATCTTTACCGCAAACACTTTCTGACGCTGGGCGTAGTTCAGGTTGTCGTAGAACCAGTTCAGGTTCAGTTGATTGGGCACTTCCCGCACGACGCCGTTGAACATCAAGAAGCGGTCAACACCGCACCAGAAATAAATACCGTCGTACTCCACCACGCTCTTGCCGGAGAGAATGCTGGACTGCGAGGTAATCGTGTCAAATTGAAAGACCGCAGGGCCCCCGACGTACGTCGCACGAACTACAGAATCCAATGACCAGAAAAGTCCAGCAGGCGCGTTACCGGCACCGGCACGAAGCGGGAGACCCTTGACGATCTTTTGACTCGTGACTCGTGCGCCACCGGCATCGCCGCCTGACCAATCGTCCGTATATCCCGCACGGCTCCACTGGACAAAGCCGTCAGAACCATACGCAAACACATACGGAGCCAAGGCAACGATGCCGCCAGAGACCGTTACCGCCGGTACAAGATCAAGCGGAGCCGTGCCGTTGTCGTAGCCTCGGTACAACGCACCATTGGCGTCAGAGGAAATATCCTCAACGTCAAATGCCACATGCGCCAAGATTTCGTTTTGATTGGTCGTCGTGTTGTAGGCTACGTCAAAAATCCAGTTGGCATTGTCGTTGCTCACGTACCCGCCATTGGTGCGGTTGGTGACAATGCTACTGCTACCCGTTTGACTCAGACGGAAACGGAACACCCCATCCGATGTCCCAATGTGGACGTAGGTAAAACCGTTATGGTTGTGAATGTGCATGCCACGAGCAATGCCATCCAATCGGTCTTGCAACGCACGGAACCCGCCGATCTTACGCGGCAAGCCACGCTGAAAACGGACCCATTGCCCGTCAACGTAGTTGCTGCCTTCAAACTTCGTTCCGTCCCGCTTGATGCCGGGTTCAGAGCGAACAATGATTGGCCGAAGAGGCATTAGTACGTGCCGCCCTTAATGGGGTCCAGATCCAGCGCCACTTGAGCCGCTGCTGCGTTGACTGCTGTAAACACCGCGTTACCCACGGTCGTTGCGCCCAAGTTGGTTCTCGCACCCGATGCCGTAGTAGATCCCGTACCACCCTGCGCAACAGAGAGCGGAATACCAATCGTTGACGTATCCGCATCCACCACGTTGGTGCCATCGCAATACAAGATTGCCCGCGCATTTTGAGAGACCGTGACACCGGGAGAAGCCTGACCCGCAGTGCGAACACCAAGCGTGTAAGAACCCGAAGTCTGGTTACTGATCCAGTACTGCTGAGTCGTCGTGGGGACAATGATGTCCCGGTTACCCGTGAGCGTACCGGTAAAGATGTAAGCGGTCTTGTTGAGTTCGGCAATTGAAAGCGTGTAGTTACCGGTGCCCGAGATGTCAATCTGAAGCACGCTAAAGGCATAGATGGCAGACTGACCAAAGCCAATCGTCCAAAACTCAATGCCATCAGTAATGATGATGCACGAATCACCGGGCGAAAGAACCAGTGTTGCGGCGCCGTTAATCAACTCGGAGCTGTTTGGGTCAACAGTCAAGTCACCGGTTCCGCCATTGCGGACTTGCAAGAACCAGTCGTTACCCAGCGTCGGCGCTGCCGTCAGAGCCAGCGTACCCGCACCACCTGTCCACACGTATGCTTTTGAGCGATCGCTGACACCTGCGGTGTAGTTACCACTAAAGGACGATACCGGCATCGACTGGTTGAGCGTCGTGGCAATGGCTTTTAGACCGAGCCCCGCAAGCGCCGAAGCATTTGTAGCCGAAGCCGATGCACCATATTGGAACGAACGCCACGTACCGGCTGCCGTGCTGTTATCGGTCAAGTAAATCTGGAACGTACTGCCCGAAGACGGTGCGCAAATTTGGACACCCGTGCTCGTGACAACCGTAAAAGTATTCGCACCGACGTTATTAAATAAAACCGTCTGACCGGTTGATGCCTCTTGGGCATCCGGCATCGTGATGACAAGACTGGTCGTCGTCGGGTTGATGTCCATGATGGACGCGACAACATTGTTAGACGGTGCCGTTTCAAGCGCCCAATCCAACGTCTGACTAATGGTCAGCGATACGTAACGGTACGAGACATCGCTCGGATAGATGTTCGTTCCGCCAAAAGTTTGTGTAAAAGAAGCCGTCATGGTTATGCCTCACGCCGGTTCGTAGACCGGTCAACAATCTTTTGCAAGTCTTCACCGTTCAGCGCCGCAAGCGCCCGGTCATAGTACGACTGCCACAACTGCACACGCTCGTCATCTTTAACAAACGGCGTTGCCTCGACGAGACACCCGTACAACAACAAGTTCGGTGCGTATTCCGACAGCCAGTTGGTCTGGTTTCCGTTGTCCAAAAGCGGCGGCAGTTCGTAGTACAGAATCTCTACCGGGTACGCCGCATTGGGCGTCGGGCCAAAGATCCAGTAGTTGTAGTTGTAATCCGCGTAAAACTTTGGAACATCGGTCTGCGTTTCGTTTGGCCAGTAATCCCTCAGATATTCATACGAACGAGGGTAGATCGCAACACGGGTGTTGTTCCCGGTGCCCGTGCCGATATTGATACTAATGGTGTCACGCCAGCGATCCGGCTTCGCATAGACCGCTACCCCCGTCTGCATGGTCATGGTGACCACGTTCTGGAAGCCCTGAATCTTGAGTTCACGCGCAATCCGGCGCTCGGCCAGCGTGATCAGCCGGGGAATCTGCTCAAAGACAATAGGGTCGGTCGCCCCGCCGCGCTCAAGGTAGTTGCGGATGTCCGACTGCAAACTGGTAAATGTCATCGACGCAGGCATAACCCTCTCCTAGTGCCGCGTCTTACCAGTTAGGGGCAAGACTCATTGGCTCAAATTGTAGCAAATGTTACTTGTCAGT